TGTGTTTTGGGTTTCTCGCTAACCATTAGCAGTTACCACCACAACCACCGCCACAATATTCACACATGTTGTTGTCCTCCTATTTTAGCAATGTAGACTACATGGTACAATGTAGCTTCCATCTGAATATGTTTCTATTTTAGTTGTTGATAAAAAAAGAAAATCACAATATTTATCTTGGCAAGAACAATTTGAAATGATTTACAAAGACCAAAAAAATGGAACAACAACCTACAAAGATCATTGTGATAAAGTCAGAGAGGATAACCCTAAGTAATGCCATTTAACAAGATACAAAGTGCAGGATTTGATTTAACTGATAACTATGCCTTTAGTGGTACTGTAAGTGGTGCTGGTGGTGTAGATATGAATGGAACTGCATGGCGAGCCAATGCTGGTAGCGAACAAACTTTATCGCATGTCACATGGGCAAAAGGAACTAATTTTACTACAGAAGCATACGATCCTGGCAGTAATTACGATGCAACAAACTCAAAATATGTAGTACCTTCAGACGGTTTTTATTATGTTTATTATCACACGCAATTATTAGCAAGTGCTGCAAATAATTTTATGGTTAAAGTTTATGTAAATGGAAGTTCAACTGAATCATCTATGGGTGATGAAAGTGCTTTTCTTCGTTATGAAACTGCTGGTTATCAATCTTATTTTAGTATGGCTGGTAGTTATGTTGCTCAATATTCAGCAAATGATTACTTAGAATTATATCACTACATAGAAGATAGTTCTGGAACACTTAAAATAGGTAGTGGTAAAGCTACTGCATTTTGGGGGGGATATAAAATAGCATGAGTTTATCAATAAAAGTTATAAAATATTTAGAAGATAATAGTAAAGATATTAATGAAATCAGAAATGGTAATGTAGTTTTACAGAATGACGGAAAATCCCCACCTAGTGGCAAAGTTAAAATAGATAATGATTATATTTTATCATGGTCAGTCACTGGTGTAGACGCACCAACCCAAACGGAGATTAATAATTTATGAGTTATATTGGAGTACCACCTGTTTCGGGTGATTTTGTAGTTTTAGACGCAATTACAACTTCTGCCACTGCAAGTTATACCTTACAAAGAAACTCTGGAAACTTTGTACCAGAGAGTGCTAATCATATGTTGGTATCTCTGAATGGTTCAATACAAAAACCTAATTCTTCTTTTACAGTTAGTGGCTCAACAATAACATTTAGTGAGGCTCTTACATCTAGTGATTCCATAGATTTTATTTTAGTTCTTGGTAATGTTAATGCAGTAGGTGTAGCAACGACTGTATCTGATAGTGCAATCACAAAAGCTAAAACAAACTTTGTTTCAAGTGGCACAGGATATACAGGAACAGGATTAGATATAAAAGGTAATGGTTCAGCGAATGGACGCTTAGGATTGCTGTGCAGTGCTGGTTCGCATGGAGTAGCAATAGAAAGTCCAGATCATTCTGCTGGTCAATCATATACTATGAAATTACCAGACAATCAAATTGCGGCTGATAAATTTCTTAAAGTAAAAAGTATTTCTGGTAGTGGTAATACTGCTATCGGACAATTAGAATTTGCTAGTGCTGGTGGAACTTATGAAAAATTATTGAGTGGTAGTGCAAGTAGTTCAGTAAACCATGATTTTCAAAATTTTATGGATACATCAAAATATAGAATGTATATGGCATTATTCACAGATGTTGTAAGTGCTGGAACTAATGAGAGATTAGATTTGCAATTTATAGCAGACACTAGCGTTCAAAATGGTAGCCATTATTGGGGATCAGTTTTAGGTCAAAGAAGTAGTAATACCCAATACACAAATGGTTACGAGTCAGAAACGCAAGGTAAAGGTGGTATTGGTTTGGTAATGAATAGTGCAAATGCTGGTAATTATTTGTTCAATATTATTAATAGCCCAAATCAACAGGATTTTGGAAATAATGTTTTCGGTACTAATTGGGGTTATAATTCAAGTTATGGTGATTATGCTTTTGCAAATTTTACTATTGGTTATAATCACAGTGCAAATAACACAGGCATAAGAATTGTTGAATCTGGTAATAATGCAACAACTTTTGATTATGAAATTTATGGGATATTAAAATAATGGTAGATTATAATTCAGTATACACACTTGAAGGTGTAACAAGAACAAAAATAACTGGTGAAGAAAAAACACAACTAGAAGCTAAAAGAAAAGCTGTTGCAGATAATTCAGCAAACAAAAAATTAGAATTAATTAAAGAATTTAGATTAGAAAAATTAAAAGAAACAGATTGGTATTCTAACTCTGATGTAACAATGCCAGATAACATAAAAAATTTTAGAAAAAAAATGAGAGACATACCACAAGACTTTGATTCATCTAAATATGATGAGTTATTGAATAGAGATAGTAATGGAAACTTAACACATTCAATTTGGAGTAAACCATAATGACACTAGTAAAAGTTAGATCAAGAGGAATCAATTTAGCAGATACTTTTAATTTTACAGGTACATTACAACAAAATAGTGGTGCTATTGCTGGTGGAAAAATTGGACAAGTAAAAACTGCTAATAGAGAGGGTAGTGTCACTGCTTCACCTAGTAGTTTATCAAGCATTACTTCAGATTTAGAATTAGCAATTACGCCAAGTGCAACAAGTTCAAAAATATTAATACAGTGTCATTTTGTTGGAGTTTATGCTCAAGATTGGCTTTATATGTCTATTGGTAGAAGTATATCAGGTGGAAGTTCAACTAGTAACCTTTGTACTGGTCAATATGGTTTTGGGGGTGCGCAAACAGATGAACATCAACAAGTTGCTTATAGTTTTCTTGACAGCCCAAATACGACTTCTAGTGTAAGCTATTATCCAACTTGGAGAGATGATAACGGAAATGAAAATGTAAAAATTAACCAAGAAAACAATCAATGTAGCACTATAACATTATTTGAGGTATTGGCATGATTAAAAATTCACAAGGCAAAGTATATTTATCAGCAAGTATCAAATCACTTAATATTAATGCACATTACAGAATTACAGGTGATGATGTTGATATTGATAACAATGTTATTGAGTGGGAAGATGATACTACTCCAATTTCAAATTCAGATATTGTTGCTGAACAAAAAAGATTGCAAGATATTGAAGATGCAAAGTAATTATGTGGAAACCTTTTATTATAGGCACAATACTAGCCACCATAATAATTTTTTTTCTTAATAGTATGATGAACTCAGCTATGGCTGAGACAAACACAGTGTCGTCAACTGTCGTCACGAATTCAACCCCTCCAACTGCAAATAGTCCAAGCGTAGTCGTAAATAATTCAGATGTATGTAAAACTGCTGTCGCTGGTGCAGTACAGACCCAAATTCTAGGAATTTCTTCTGGCATGACAGTGACTGATGAAAATTGTGAACGTATTAAATTATCAAGATCATTATACGCTATGGGAATGAAGGTAGCCGCAATCTCAACTTTATGTGCTGATAGTCGTGTCTGGGATAGTATGCATATGGCTGGAACACCTTGTCCGTACATGGGTTCAATAGGCAACGATGCGAAAGAGGGTTGGTTAGCTAATATGGAAATGATTCCTGAAGGTAGTGTTGTTTATGAAAAAATTAAAGAAGAAGAAAAAGAAGAAATAAAAAATAATCAAACTGTTAGAGATTTAAATGATTTTGAAAAATTTGTTATTGTGGGCATGGCTATGTATATTGGTGTGCCTATCCTTTTCTAGTAAAGCAGTAGATTGTACAACTGATACTGTCGGATTATGTACGCCTACTATCGAGCAAATCATAGAAGAATCAAGTATTGAAACAATAGAATTTGAATCAGGTGGTTATACAATCACAACTGAAACAACCACGACAACAACAACAACAACGGCATCTAATGAAGATTCAGGCGATATTTTAGACGGCAATAATGATTATGTTGTAAGTTCTAAAGAGGGCGATATGGATATTGACTGGGGAGGTCAAGGAAGTGCTTCAATGCCAAGTGGCAATTCTTGTGGTCAATTAGGTACTGATAAATGCGCAATGATCACAGGGAGTGGTAATTCAACGTCAGCTATGGGTGTTTCTAATATGGGAACGACATTCATTAACACTATTGATATTTCAGAATTAAGTTTCGATAAAGGTGGCAGAACTAATTATTCAATTAAAGTAGAAAAGCAAGACGCACAAGATTCAATCTATATGCACATTACAGGCAGAGACGGAAATACAAATGTTTTTAGTGGTACAGATATTTTATCTGCAAGTGGCACAAATTCTGGTTTTCAATCTTATTCAGGAGGTTTTGATTTTTCAGGTAGTCTAACAACTATAATTGTAGAAGTAGGGGGTAGAGATATCAATCTTGCCGTGGGACCCATGTTTGATGATGTCACAATCAACGTATTGTATAATGTTGTCAATACCATTGTTGAGCAAACCATAACAAGCGTAGAAATGTTTATTGCTCTTAATACTGATGCACCAGAAGAAGTTATTGATGTAGTCGAAGATATTTTTGAATCAAATAATCCTGTTGAAAGTGATGTAGGATTTGAATTAGAGCCTGTTGAAGTTGAAGAAATATCTTATGAAAGTGTTGAAATAGAAATCGCTGAAATAGAAATAGAAGAAATACAAGTAGTCAGTTTAGATTTACCAGAGCCTGAAGCTGCTGAAATTAGTGTAGTTGAGGTAGAAGCAGAGATTGAAATGGAAATAGAAATGGACTTAGAAACTGAGGTAGAGGAAACTGTTGAAGTTCAGCCAGAAACACAAGAAGAACAACCAACAACAGAAGAATCATCAACTGAAACGGATACCGAAGAATCCAAAGAAGAATCCGAAGAGCCACAAAAAGAGGAAGCACCAAAACAAGAAAAAGAAATAGTAAAGGAAACACCAAAAGAGAAGCAAGAAAAAACCCAAGAGAGTAAAAAAACTTCTGAAAAGAAGATTGCTGAGAAAAAGGAAGAATCATCTAAAGAAAAAGCTGCTAAGAAAGTTTTGAAAAAGATTGATGATAAAAAAAGATATGATGCTAATAGTCAAATTAAAACCCTTGTAGTTATGCAAGTATTAGGTGACAGTAAATCATTTTTTGATACACAACAACTAATAAATGATAGAGCCAATTTTTTCACAGATACTACTTTGCCAGATGCCGTTATATCTGATAATAATATAGCTAGTTATCTTCTTTTTGGTGGGAGTGATCAATTAATGAATGAAATGGTGGATAGTCAATGGCAACAGAGATAGATGTAGGTGGGGTTAAATTTCGTGGAGGTCGCTTATTCCTTATAATTACGATACTTAGTTCTTTTGTGGGTGTTTTATGGGGTGGTTTCGAAGCATATCAGAGGTATTTAGATATGGAATCTAAAATTAATTCTTTTGTTTCGCCAGACATGAGTGGATTTGACAAAAAATTAGAGGTCCTTGATACTGAATTTAATATGCTTCAATCTGAATTATCTATGATACTTGATGAAATAACGCTAGTATCAGATGTGGCTAAAGAGTTAAAAAATGACCTCAAAGGTGACGTGAGAAGAATTGAAACAATCGTAGAAGATGTTGAGACTAGAGTTAAAGAGGATTCAAGAGAAAATCAAAAAGACCTTAAAGAAGCTATTGAAGGCATAGAAAATGATATGACAGATTTAGAAAAGAAAATAGAAAAGTTAATAAGGGACGCTTTAGAGAATCCTTTAAGTAAGTTGAAATAAATTAGATTTATGGTATTTATGAATCATGACTAAAATAGCACCGAAAACAACAAAAGAGCATATAGTTAATATTTATAACAAGATAGAATTGTTAGAAACAAATCATATTCATCATTTACAATTAGAGGTGAAAAAACTTAATCGTATTTTGTATGCGATTGGTTTTATGGTTGCTACTCAGTTTATTGCTTGGGGTTTAAAATTTTTTAGCTAATGGATTTAGAAAAATTACAAACTGATATTATTCAAGAAGAAGGTGGAATGATCTTGGAACCCTATCAAGATCACTTGGGGTACTGGACTGTGGGTGCTGGTCATCTTATTAGAGATCACGAAAAAGATGAATTGATGAATGGAATAACACATCAAAAGGGTATCGAATTATTTTTAAAAGATTTTAATGTAGCTATTGATGATGCTGAAAGTTTTACTGAAGGCATGATTTTAGATGATAATGCGCATGAGTGCATAATTCATATGGTTTTTCAATTAGGTTTGCCACGCCTAAATAAGTTTGTGAAATTTAAAAAATGTTTATCTGAAAATGATATCGCTGGTGCAATGGTAGAAATGAAAGATTCACTTTGGTATCGTCAAACAACTAACAGAGCAAATAGAATTATAAATAAAATGGAAAAAAGTCTTAACACAAACGGAGGTGAAAATGGTGCTTAGTAAAATATTAAGTGGTGGTCTTGTTGATAGTGTTGGAAAAATAGTTGATGATCTTCATGTTAGTGAGGAAGAAAAACAACAAGCGAAAGCAAAATTAATCGAATTAGAAAATCAAGTTAAGTTAAAACAAATGGATATTAATTTAGCTGACGCACAATCAAAAGCTGGTGGCATATCAGGAATGTTGCAAAGGTCGTGGCGTCCACTAATCGGAATGTCCTGTGCGTTAGCAATTTTTTGGGAGTTCGTATTAAGTAAATTTATTTTGTTTATTTGTGGATTGTTTCAGTATGAAGTGGTAAACATACCTGAGTTAGATATGGGTACATTAATGCCTTTAGTAATGTCACTTTTGGGCATGGGTGCACTCAGAACTTTTGAGAAGACAAAAGGGATATCTAAATAAAGGAAGGAGTTATTTATGGTTAAACAGAAAATAACAAGATGGTGGCACACATTCACAGAAATGAAACTGTGGGTGCAAATTATAATCGTGGCTGGTTTAGTATTACTAGCACACAATTATTTACTTCATTAAAAGGAGGTACTTATGCCAAGAGGTGTCGGATATGGCTCTAGTAGGAGTTCAATGAAATCAAAACCAATGAAACCTAAGAAAGCCAAAAAGAAGAAAAAGAAAAAGAAATAATGGTTAAGGTTGCATCTATAAAAAACATTGTAAAAGGTCTTAAACCAAGACAAAGAAAAACAATGAATCGTCATGCAAGACATCATTCTTTAAAACACATGAGGTCAATGGCTAATGCAATGAAAAAGGGTGCAACCTTTTCAAGTGCTCACACTAAAGCTATGAGGTCAGTAGGCAAATGAACGGATTTACTACAACTGCTACAATATCGGAATTAATAGACAAAAGACCCATAAAACGTAAAAAACGATCAAACAGGTCTAGAAAAGTATCAAATAAAGGCTCATACAGAGCCGTACAGAGGGTTTTAAGGGTAAAGGGGTACTAATACCCCCATACCTCCTTACGAGCCTTATAAACGGCTTCATCTCTCCAAATCCAATCATCTGGGTTAGGAATCAATGAATCTCTTACATCTTCTTTAGAATTAACTTTCGATAAATAATTACCCATAACTGAAACTATATGCTCACATAATTGCATAGGTTTATGATAATCATTTAACTCCATAGAATAGAAATCACACCCTGTCTTTTTTGCTACTAAATACCAAAGTTTTTGATTTGCATTTGTTGCTCTCTGATAGATAGATTGTTGCATAGCGTGTGAATTAGAAATCCCATTAGGTTTTCTTTTTGTAGTTTTAAGATCAATAAAAAAATCTTCTTTAGTTTTCTTATCTTCAAATTGAAAATCTGTATAACCAACAAAAGGAATATCTTTGATATTTAATTCTACTTTCTTTTGATAGCCAATTAGATTCCATGAAAAAGCGTGTTCTAAAAAAGATTCATGACCTTTGATTAATAAACCTTGTAATGAGTCTCTTTCATCTTGTGTCTTAGGATCATTAATTCTTGATACGTTTGCATCAAATTCTTCATGCATTTTTTTTGAAGCAGTATCAAAATCCATACCATTTAAAATCATATTAAGTCCTGACTCAACTGCACTACCCCTTTCGGCAGCCGCACTACTTGGAAAGTCATATCTAAATATTCTTTTTAATGCCCAACGCTCACGATTAAAAGCGAACTCATTCAAGTGACTAAAGGATAAGGGCAACAATTTCTTTTTGTCACCCTCATCAAATTTTTTAAAATGTTCAATCATATTTTATCAATGAAATCTTTTTGTTTTTCTACAATATTAGAAACTTTAATTTGTAGATTCATAAGATCATCACTAATTGCACCACGACCAAATTTATGAAGATACATAGCAATGGCTATTTTAAGATTTTCCATAACATTCAAATCTTGGCTAGCATGAAAAATTGCACCACTAATCTGATCTTCATGTTCTTGGTGATATGCTTCTTGCTCTTCTGGAGTTAAGTCTTCTAACAATCTATCTGACATTTTTATCCTCCAAAGAATACTGAGCAAAAGTTTTTCCACCCTTAGTTATATTTTCTGTGATGATATTGTATCCCTCTGTACGCAAATTTAAAATTCTAGCACTTAACCTAAAGCAACCAAATTTTTCTAATGCAACAATGGGGGTTAGTTTTTTACCTTGTTTAAGGTAGGATAGTATTTGTGTATTCTGGCTCATAACAACTCCTTTCTATAAGTGTTTTGCCAATTCCCTTTCGTTAACGACCTTAGTTCTTAGGTCCTCACGAAAAGTCTTAAAGGTTTCGTATCTAATTTTAGAACGATTCCTTTCTCTAAGAACTTTTTCGAATCTGTCGTTAAAGTCCTTAAATCTTTTATCTGAATAAATATGTGCATTTAATTCAGTAGTGTTCTTATACTTCACATTCTGACAGTAGTAAAGCGTGAGTTCTGAAACTAACATTTTTTCCTCTTTTTTCATCAGTTCAAACGCAGTATCTTCATCGGAAAATTTTAGACCTAACTTTTCTTGCTCATAGGATAACTTGTTGGGATCAAATTCTAAATCATAAACCATTTTCTTGCTCTTCGAATAATCTTTCTTGTATTTTGTTTTTCATTCTATTTTTTAATTCTTCATTGAAACTTTTGCTATATTCAGCTTTAAGATGACAGGGACGACATAAAGGCATTAAGTTTTCAATCGTGTTTAATGTATTCTTAGGACTGCCACCCATTCCCCTTGCTTTTAAGTGGTGGAGATCTACGGCAAAATCTCTATGACAAGACCAGCACATGGGGGTATCTTGACCAGCATACCCCCAGTACTTAGAAAATATTTTTTTATAATCTTTCGAGATTGTCATTAAAAGACCTTACGGCATTTTTAGTGAGTTCAGAAATATCTTCAACGCTAAAATGACCACTACCCATGGCACGACCAACAATTCCTGTGACAAATATATCACGCCTTTGTGTTGCGTCTTTACCATTCATCATAGGTCTTGAAGCTGCTGAACCATTTGATTGACTAGTTGAAACATTAGACTGATTCATAGTTTGTCCCATACTCACATCTGCTTCTTGTGTGTGATCTGGAACTATCTGAATGTCTTTGACATTTGTATATTGATTTCCTTTGCTTGAAGTTTTCGTATTAATTTCTGTATAATTAATTGCGTCACCACTTTTAGGCATTGGATGTATAACCTCACCACGACAATATAAACGTGTGCCGTCTATAAGGTCTATCGCATAGTTTGGTTTTCCTTCATTGTCCTCTGAGTTATCAAAGAACTTATCTACTACTGCTACCATTTTTTACTCCTTTATTATTATTGTTTATTTAAAACATTATAACCACGACCCTCTAAACAATTATTGATTAAATCTTGTCTAGTTTGTAGCTTGGGTGATAGCCATAATATTCTCCAACGAAAACCATTATACACCACTTTACCTTTATCTAAAACGACATTCGTATTGTCTTTTACGATACTTTGGCAAGTGTAATAGTCATCATGATATCTGTCCATATCTCCATTGATATTCGCAGATGATTTTCCTCTACTATCTACAATAGGTGAAGTTGAGCATCCAGCGAGGGCAACTGCAATAGATAATAAAATGAAAATTATTAAAAATCTTACTAAGTTTAATCCTAATTTGGATTGTTTCGGTAAGACGTGTTTATATACATAAACAGGCTCTCTTGTCCTAATGTGATAACCTATTATATCTTTACGGCTATAACCATAAGGAAAGTATTTCGATCTACTTTTTTTGATCATTTTTACCTCCACTTGGTGCAGTAGTACCAAATGCTTTTTTTAAAACTGCATCAAGTTCATCTACACCTTTAGTCAATAACCAATCCATAAGCAACATTTTACACTCATGATATGTAGGTGCTGATATGACCTCAAAATTGTGTCTTTTTATAAGCTGCTTATCATCTATTTGACCAACCCATTCAGAGCCACGATATCCGTCTATGTTCTTGAAGTGATTAATCTTTATTATTTCAACTTTGACCTCACGACCAATAAATTGAATGTGATCATAATAATGACCATGCTTTTTAGTTTTCATATAATTCCTCCAAGCTAGTAGGTTTGAAATACTTATCTCTTTCAATTCCAAGACCTAGACGACCTTTATATTCTGAAAGTTCATCTAAACTAACATAGCCGTATTCTTTTTCATGAATCTGACATAAGCCAAAAGCAATATTAGTTTGTGGGTCTAGTTCTGAAAGATACCAAGTACCAGCACCAATAGGATTGAATAACTTAACGACAGCACGAAATGATTTCGTGCCGTCTTGCTTATTATGATTGTCAATAAGTTTTGCTTTGATTGTTTTAGTTAGGAGTTTCATTTTTTACTCCTTTTTTTATTGCGTTTTTTTTTCGCTGCTCTTTTAATTTTAGAAGCACCATTTTTACTAAAACGATTTTTGTTTTTAGAATTTGTGTGAAAAAATTTCATCACTCACCTCCCAATCTAAGTGCTTCAAAGTCGATCTCTGGTTGAACTGCTTTTTTATACGCTTTATTCAAACTAGGTGAGCCATTGAATGACCAATCTATATTCATTGAATAAGCTAAGTCTGACATCTTCTGTAAAGAAAATGCGAGATACTTATTAAGTAGAATCATATAAACACCAACAAAATCTCTGCCATGTTGTTCATCTTCAAGACAAAGAAAATGTGCAACTTCATGTATGATTACATGCTTTGATCTACCCCAACGAGGAAGACGCATTTTTTTATAACAATTATTTCTGCCGTCTTTGACTTTACCATTACCTTTGACATAATAGTTGCCCATATAAGCTGCCGCATGTCTGCCACCAGCATTGTTAGAACAAATTACTCTTGCTACTCTAGTTCGTTTCTCATTATAGTTTCTAAAAAACTTATTCTTATATGAGTTCCAAATACTAGTAGCAAATTTATTACAATCTTCTAACGACATACAATCATCAAAATTTGTAATCATTTTTTCTAGTCCATGATCTTTGAAAAGTTTATTTTCCCAAGCATAGACTTTGCTTCTTTGCTTATCTCTCATTATTACCTCCAACATTATTATTATTAATAATCTTACTACGCATAACAATCTTACCTTTGTTATCATAAACTGCAGTAGAGTTGTCAGTATGCGTAATCTTAAACAAGTGAATGACCTTACCACTTTCGATAAGGTCAATCTTTTGTATTTTTTTAAAGAGTCTATTGATCATTATATTTTCACCTTTTCAATTTTTACTAATTGTGAAACATGAAAAACAGAAAACATACGACCAGATTTTCTTTCATCAAGTTTACCATTTGGCAACTCAACTAAATCAATCATAGGTTTAATAAGTTTAGCAATAGACTTTGTGCCTTTAGGTACACTAAATCCCATTTTCATAGCTTGATTAAAAGTACAGAATCCACCTGTTCTGCCAGTCGCTGCAAGGATTTCAATATTTTTTCCTTGGTAGTCTTTTTTAGTATATTCGTTGTAGTACATTATAGTCTCCATTATTATTATTATTAATTGTAAGTATCCTACCTCATTTTCTAGGTTTTACAAAGCAAATAATTAATAAAAAAACCCTCTGAAACCTTGCCTTTTTTAATTTTTTTTTATACTATGATCTCGCTTAGTTCTTTTTTTAAGCATTATTGTCAAGGCGTAGTGATAGTCTCCAACAATTAACACTACATATTGGGGGTGAGTTTGTTTATGCTTACCCCCTATGACTAAAGAAATAGATATTCAATTTGCCTGTAATGATTTGCTAATACAACTTAGTGATATTTATTTATTCAGACACTATCATGTTGCCAATGAAGGCAAACGATCTGTGCAATATCAAATGAAATTAAAAAAAATGGGTTTTAGATCAGGCGTACCAGATTTCATTATAGAATATCCAAAAGGTAAAATTTTGTATGTAGAACTAAAAAACGAAAAGGGTCAATTATCTAAATCTCAAAAATTATGGAAAGTGCAATCAAGTGCTTTTGAAACGCCACATTTTGTAGTAAAAGGAAGTATCAAAAAATGTTTGGAGGATTTAGTAAATATAGTTGATCATCATGTCCCACGTCGTAGTCAACAATCTTAAAATAATTATTCCTGACGATCCTGATACTGCGGATTGGTTTAGGGGTTTATGGTTGAAGGCACAGAATAAAGCGATAGAAAAAGTTCAAGATGAATTTATATTTAATGATTACACACCAGACGAATTTGATTTTAAAGTCAACGAATATACAATAAAATACTATAAACAATTAAAGGTTGGAGGTTAATATGTTTATCGAAGAAAGTTCAAAGCCAAAAGAAAAATTAAAAGCGTGGTATCTTTTTACTGAAGATTTTATCGCAGGAACTCAACACATGAGCAACGAAGAAATAGGAATCTATATTCGATTGCTATGTTGGAATTGGAACAAGAGATGTAAGGGAATACCTTTTGATGAAAAATTAATTTTTAGAATAGGTATGTGTTTTAGTCATGATGAACAACAAACTTGTCTTAAAGTTTTAAGTGAAAATTTTAGATTAATTAACGAGAAACATTGGCAAAATGAAAGACAACTACAAGAATTCCTTTACATCACAGGAAGAATACAAGCGTCAAAAGAAAATGGTAAGTTAGGAGGGCGACCAAAAAAACCTAGCACAAACCCCCCTACCT